AACGTACACACCAGTCAAAGCGCTCTACTGGAGCAGGCTAAGAGGGTTGTTGCACAAGAGGTCAAAGAAGCCAAAGACCGGTACAAAGCAGCATACGAGTCAGGGGACGCAGATGCTTTAGTACAGGCTCAGGAGGACATGACCACCGCCAAGATGAAAGCGGAGCGTGTAAACAATTTTAAGCCTGCCCCTTTACAAGAGGAAAAAACTGTTGTACAACCCGAATATCAGCAAGCACCCCGCGTTGATACTAAAGCTGTTGAATGGCAAAAAACCAATAAATGGTTTGGTACTGACAAGGAAATGACCGGATTCGCTCTGGCGGTGCATGAAAAGCTGGTTAACGATGAGGGCATGGATCCTCAGAGTGACGAATACTACAGACGCATCAACGGTAGATTGCGTCAAGTGTTCCCAGATAAGTTTGAGTCTGCGGAACCCGCTGATACGACGCAGCGTAGGAAATCAAACGTTGTTGCTTCTGCGACACGCAGTGTGGCTCCTAAAAAGATCACATTGTCTGCCTCGGAAGTGGCTATTGCCAAGCGGCTAGGCCTTCCTTTGGAACGCTATGCTCGTGAGGTCGCAATATTGAGAAGGAATGAAAATGGCTGAACAAATTCGTGAAAAAAGAGCTACAGAGTCCCGTGCAAGTTTTGAGCGCCCTTCGAAATGGGCTCCCGCTTCGTTGCTGCCAGATCCCGAACCAGAAGCTGGTTGGGCATTCAGGTGGATTCGCCTTGCTAATTTAAACAATCCTGATCCGTCAAACATTTCTTCAAAATTACGCGAAGGTTGGGAGCCTGTCAAATCCGCAGATCAACCCCGACTCCAACTGTTGAGCAACCCTAACGGGCGCTTTCCAGATGGAATTGAGATTGGTGGACTGTTGCTTTGCAAGACCCCTTCTGAGTTTGTTGACCAGCGGAACGCCCACTATCAGAAAATTTCTGACGGGCAGATGCAGTCAGTAGACAACACCTACATGCGCGAAAGCCATCCTAAGATGCCTTTGTTCAAAGAACGAAGCTCTGAGGTAACTTTCGGAAGACGGTAATTAAATTTTTTGGAGACTTAAATGTCAACTACCAATGCTCCCTATGGGCTACGCCCCATCAATCGTAACGACGGTATGCCTTATGCCGGTGCTACGAGTCAGTATTTGATTAACCCAACCAGCGGCGCTGGAACTAACTTGTTTTATGGTCAAGTAGTTCTCATCGATGCAGACGGTTATATCGCTTTGTCTACCGCTACTGGCGCAGACTTGACTACCAACAACCTTGGTGGCTCTAGTATTGGTGCTTGGGGCGTGTTTGTTGGTGCTTCATACATCAACTCACAAGGCCAGCAGATTTACGGCCAGTACTACCCCTCCGGCACAACCGGCGTGGTGACTGCATACGTGATCACTGACCCTAACGTTACTTTCCAAGCTCAATTGGATGGCCAAGTAACTCAAGCCGCTCTTGGCGCAAACACCTTCTTTGCTGCTGCACAGTCTACTTCTACAGGTTCTACCCGTACAGGTAACTCTACCAGCGCCTTGGAGAGCACAGTTGTAACGACTGCCGCTGCGTTCAAGATCATTGGTTTCGCCTCCCCATTGACCGACACATACACTGAAGTGCTTGTGAAGTTCAATCCCGGCGCTTCTGCTTTCACTAACGCCGTTGGCATCTAAGGAGCTAAATCATGGCTATTTCACGCGCACAACTACTTAAAGAGTTGCTTCCCGGCCTGAACGCTTTGTTCGGCCTTGAGTATGCACGCTACGGCGAAGAGCACAAAGAAATCTACGAAACAGAGACTTCTGAGCGTTCTTTTGAAGAAGAGACAAAACTGTCAGGCTTTGCTGCTGCACCAGTCAAAAACGAGGGTTCTGCCATCGCTTATGACAATGCACAGGAAGCATTCACTGCACGTTACACCCACGAAACCATTGCGATGGGCTTCTCCATCACAGAGGAAGCAGTGGAAGATAACTTGTATGACAGCTTGTCTTCACGTTATACCAAGGCTTTGGCCCGTGGTATGGCTTACACCAAGCAGGTTAAAGCCGCTTTTGTGTTGAACAACGCCTTCACTGGCGGCCCAACATACGGCGACGGCGTGGTGCTTTGCTCTACCGCTCACCCCTTGGTTTCTGGTGGCACGAACAGTAACACTCCAGCTACTCCTTCCGACTTGAATGAGACTTCTCTTGAGAATGCCGTTATTCAGATCGCTGCTTGGACAGATGAGCGTGGTTTGCTGATTGCTGCTAAACCTAGAAAGTTGATTGTTCCTCCAGCTTTGATGTTCGTGTCTACACGTTTGCTTGAAACCGAACTCCGTGTTTCTACAGCCGACAATGACATTAACGCATTGAAGAACAATGGTTCAATCCCTGAAGGCTACACCGTTAACCACTATCTGACAGATCCCAATGCTTGGTTCCTGTCTACAGATGTGCCTAACGGCTTAAAGCACTTTGTACGTACCCCCATGTCTACTGGCATGGACGGTGACTTTGATACCGGCAACGTCCGTTACAAAGCCCGTGAGCGTTACAGCTTCGGCGTATCTGATCCTTTGGGCATCTTCGGTTCACCCGGAGCCTAATAGGCATCAAAAAAAAGAAAGGGGCTTCGGCCCCTTTTTTTGTTGCATTGGTTTAAACACAGTGGTATAAACATGTTAATCCGGGCTTATCCGGTGTTCTGACAGTCCCGGCTGACGACATGCAGACAGAACACCCAAACTTGCATGTAAGGAATACATCATGGCACGCACTACGTTTCAAGGCCCAGTTCGTTCATTGGGCGGCATCTATCAACAAGGCCCAGCGACTATTGTTGAAATCACAGCAAGCACCACATTAAGCCCAGAAGCTCATGGCGGTCGCATTATTTCTGTTGGTGGCACATTGGCTGCTGCACTGACTTTGACATTGCCAGCCATTAACACATCGGCTAACTCTGTAACATCTGGCCCCGGTCAAGACCCAAGCACAGCAAACAACGAAGGTGTTGTTTACACCATCTGGGTTCCTACAACAATCGCCACTAGCTCGTTGAAGATTGGCACTAACGGTACTGACAAGTACGTTGGCACAATTGTGATGAACGACGCTGATACTGACGGCGCAGCATTGGTTGGTTTTAACGCCGCTGCTGCTAATGACTTCATTAACCTGAACGGTACTACCACTGGTGGTGTTGCAGGTTCATGGGTTCAAATCGTTGCCATTGCCGCTAACAAGTACATGGTCACTGGCATGGTGTTAGGCACAGGCACTGTTGCCACGCCATTCGCTAACTCCTAATCAACCCAAGGGGCTTCGGCCCCTTTTTTAAAGGAGATTGATTATGATGCAGACAGATGTAATCGGTAAAGATTGCGTAGCTAACGCAACTACTACCGTGTTCAATGGACGCGCTCGTTTTAAAGGCATTTGGTACAGCACCTCTGGTGCTACCAGTATTGCTGTCAAAGATGGTGCAACTACATTGTTTACTTTTATTATTGCGGGGCAAGCTTCGGATGACATTTGGATTCCGGGTGAAGGCGTACTTTGTGAAACAAGCTTGCTTGTAACAATTGGTGCTAACTGTACCGCAGTGGTGTTCTATGGCTAAGTCTCCAGCATGGCAGAGGAAAGAAGGCAAGTCCGAGAAGGGTGGTTTAAACGCCAAGGGACGGGCCTCCGCGAAAGCGCAAGGTATGAACTTGAAACCTCCCCAGCCGGAAGGCGGCTCACGGCGCGACTCCTTTTGTGCAAGGATGAGTGGCATGAAGAAGAAGTTAACAAGCGCCAAGACAGCCAACGACCCGAATTCACGGATCAATAAATCTTTGAGGGCTTGGAATTGTTAGATCTAAACACCGCATGGTCTGCTATTCTGTCTTTAGTGATGGGATTGTTTGCCTACATGATGAACGAAAAGTTCAGGGAGCTTGCTCGTATAAGCATTCTCTTAAACAAGACACGCGAGGAGGTTGCTCGTGATAACGTTACTCAAGCAGAAGTGGATCGCATTACAAACCACATTGACCAACGCTTTAACAAACTTGAAGCAAAAATTGACCAGCTTATTCAAGCGGGGAAATGATGCCGAGCGTAAGTAAAAAGCAACGGAATTTCATGGCGGCAGTAGCGCACAATCCTGCGTTTGCCAAGAAAACAGGCGTTTCACAATCTGTGGGCAAAGATTTTAATGAGGCTGACAAAGGCCGTAAATTTTCTAAAGGTGGTGACATCATGGCTGGAAATAAAAAACTTAGCGTTGGTAAATCTATTAAAGATTACGAAGACATCATGGATGATGTAGCTCAAGTAGAACAAGGCATTTATACAGACCCTAAAACTGGCAAACAAATGTCAAAAGTCAGAGGTCTTGGCCCCAGCATGGCTGCCCAGCGTCTTGAAAAAGATTCTGCTAAAGGTCGTTTTGCTGCCCCCGGTCAAGGTGATGTTGGCCAATTTTTTAAAAAAGGCGGCATGGCTCACAAAGATGTCAAGATGGACAAGTCCATGATGCAGAAGGCCGTGAACAAACACGAAGGCCGTTTGCACAAAGGCCAGCCCATGACCAAACTTGCAAAGGGTGGTTACACCCGTGCAGCAGACGGCTGTGCCACTAAGGGTAAAACCAAGGGCACAATGATTACCATGAACAAGGGCGGATACGCCTGTTAAGGAGCGGCTATGGCTACTAGAAAACCAATGAAGAAGTTTAAACGCTACGAAGGCGGTGGTGAAGTTATGGGTGAAATGGATCCCATGGAAGCCGCTGCTAAAAAGCGTGGCCTAGAGATGTCAAACAAAGAAGCTCCTGTAGGCTTCTTTGAGCGTATCCGCATGGGAAATATTGATCAGCCCGGTTCAGAAGCATACAACCGTTTTGGTGCTGGCCGTGGCCGTGATCGCGGTGAGGCGGTATCGGTTAATCAACCTATGCCCGCAGCCCCTGCTATGCCTGCCGCATCTTCACGTCCTTTGTCTGATGACATGTACTCAGACTATGGCCCAAGTGCTGGCCGTAGTTCTAGCGAAACAATCACGCCCACCCGTCCTGCGGCAACAAAGCCTGTAGTGCCTGCTAAACCCACTGCCACGCCAGTTCCTCCGTTGCGTAATACTGGCCCTGATCGCAGTAGCTTAATTAACAAGCCTCCTGCATACGCTGGCCCATTGCGCGGTATGCGTAGCGATGCAGGCGCTTCTAAGCCAGCCGCTTCTGCTGCATCACAGATCCCCGGCCAGTCTGCCAAAGCTCCTCAAGGCGAGAAGATTGATTCTTCTGAAATGAGCCGCAACATTGAGAATGCAATGCTTGCCACTGGTGCAGGTGGAGTGGGTCTAGCTGGCTTGTACAAGTTAGGCAAAATGCTAAAGGGCGGCAGAGAAGCCGCAGGCAAAGTTGCTCCATACCTCAAAGAACTTGGCACGAGTGCCCCTAAGAAGCTTCTTGAAGGCCCACGTAAGGCCAGCAAGTCATCAGATGTTACTGACGTAGTGCCTAAGTCTACGTCTTACCGCAGCCTGACTGGTAAGGCCAGAGAAGATGCAAGAGCCAATGAAGCCCGCGATAAGTTAATGAAGTCTGACTTTATTAAGAAACCCAAAAAGGGATTGGATGAGTCTGACACTACAGGTGGCGCAGTTGGCTACAAGCGTGGCGGCCAAATGAAGAAATATGCCTCCGGTGGAATGGTTTCATCTGCGTCTAAACGTGCTGACGGTATTGCCACCAAAGGCAAGACTCGTTGCAAAATCTGCTAAGGACTATCATGGCTGACATTGATTACAAAACCCCACAAGACGTAGCTGACGAAAAAGCGAGGAAAAAAGCTGGCGCTGCTTATGATAAAGCTATGCCCGAACCCGATACTACGACTGGCGACTTTGATAGCTTTCGAAAACAAAGGCAAGGTGAAATTGCAGGGCGACAAGCAGCCGCAGATGCTGCACAAAAAGCTAGAGACGATGCCAAATCTAAAGCTGTTTACGATCAATCTGTTAAAAAATACGAACGTGAAAAAAAATTTAATCCTGATGGAATAAACAAGAGCCTTGATAAGGGTCTTGATAACATTGGAGATAAAATTCGATCAGTTGGTGAATTTTTTGGCTCAAACAGAATGACGAGTATGGACGATAAAGCCCAAATGAAAGCTCGTAAAGATGTTAAAGGTTATGCCGGTGGAGGGTCAGTCTCTTCTGCTTCTAAACGGGCTGATGGTATTGCCACCAAAGGCAAGACACGAGGCAAGTTTGTATGATTGCCAGCCGTGGCATGGGAGCGATGCTCCCCAGCAAAATGCCCAAGGGCGCTAAGAAAGCCCGTCGGGATAACACTGACTTTATGCAGTACGCTGAAGGTGGGCCTGTTGGCCTTTATGCCAACATCCACGCAAAGAAGCAGCGCATAGCCGCTGGGTCTAAGGAAAAGATGCGTAAGCCCGGACAGAAGGGTGCTCCCACTGCTCAGGCTTTTATTGACTCTGCAAAGACTGCTAAAAAATGACAACTACCGGCTCCACCCTCTTTAATCTTGACTTCACGGAAATTGCCGAGGAAGCATGGGAGCGTGCGGGCAGGGAGATGCGTTCAGGCTATGACTTGCGTACAGCACGCAGGTCAATGAACCTAATGACCATTGAATGGCAGAACCGTGGCATCAATATGTGGACGATGGAGCAGGGCTTTATCAACCTGACTCCCGGTCTGGCTACATACGCCCTGCCTACAGACACAATTGATCTGTTAGAGCAAGTGATCCGTACAGGCCAGAACTCATCCTCCACGCAGGCTGACCTCACAATCACCCGTATTAGTGTTTCTACTTATGCGACCATACCGAACAAACTACAGCAAGCACGTCCAATCCAAGTGTGGGTTCAGCGGCTTTCTGGACAAGTTAACCCAACAGATGCAATCTTGGTTGGAGCCATCTCCTCCACGGATACCACGCTCACGCTTAACACGGTGGTTGGGTTAGCTGGATCAGGCTTTATCCGTTTAAACAGTGAAGACATCTACTACACCTATATCTCAGGGAATACCCTTGGTGGTGTATTCCGTGGAC